GAGGCACTCATGGCCCACTTGAAAGAGCTCAATGATGCATATATGCAGATCAAAGAAGGTCGCGTGCTTTCAGAAAGTAACCGCAAGATTGTCGGTGATGCAATGAATCAGATGAAAGAAGCAATCACAGCTCTTGAGAAGCTTATGGAAGCAACACAGAAAACAAATGAGCCAGAAGTCAAAAACACAGAAGGCTTCATGGGTGATCTTGACAGTGTAAGAAAGCAAGCAGTCAAGCTTGATCAGCAAGTCGGTCAATTCTTGAAGGCAATCAAAGTGTAGTTAGATTTTATAAGTTTATTTTTTGGAATATGGACGAACAAACAAAAGCCACAATCCAAAAGGTTGCTGAATTGGTAACCCCAGCAGTAACCGAATCCGTAATCGGTAAAATAAAAGAAGACGTAACCGTCAAAGCAGCCATTCATGGCGCTCCTGATCAAAAAGAGGAGATGTTAAAAAAATCAGCTGAAGCTTTCCAAAAGCTTGCACGCGGTGAGGTCAAAGCCCTGACAACCGGTGGATCAACAGCAGGTGCGGAACTTGTTCCAACTGTTGTTGCAGATCAGCTCATTCACACTGCTGAAAAAGTAGGACTGGTTCGACAATATGCCAATAGATGGCCTATGCAGTCTGTGAAAGAGAATGTTCCAAGTGCAACTTCAGTGAGTGCCTATCGCATAGTCGAAGGTAACAAAATAAGCTCATCGGTTCCAACAACTGGTGCAGTAAGTTTTGATGCAAAGACTGTCGGTGTACTCATTCCTGTGTCAAAGAAACTCTTGCTTGGTGCAACCCCAGCTCTTATCCAAAGACTAACAGCACTTGCGGGTGAGGCTCTTGCCAAACTTGAGGATCAATGGGCACTTTTGGGTCTTGGTGTAGGCGAAGGTGTATTCCAGCATGCTTCTGTAGATGGTGTAACCATGGGAAGTGGAGACACAACCTATGCAAAAGCTGATGCAGAGGATCTTTTGGACGTAATGGACAAAATCGATGCAAGTGTGATCGGTAATCCAAAACTCCGCTGGGTCTTGCATCCAACTGTGTTGAATGTGTTCCGCAGACTTCGTGCTGCTGTAAGCACTGACAAGCAAGGATTCTTGTTCCAAGGATTCGGAGAATCAACACCTCCAACTCTCTGGGATATTGCTTACTCCTTGAGTCCTGTCATGCCTAACACAGCTGAAGTATCACAAGCTTCGAAGAAATTCTTAGCCCTCGCGGACTTCAACAATGTGATGTATGGTGACTTGAAGAACTACACGTTCTCTATCTCTGACCAAGCAACTATCACTGACACGAATGGTTCGACCTTGATCAACCTATTCGAACAGGAAATGGTAGCTCTAAAGGTCTCTGGAGAGATCGATATTCAGCTATCAGAAGCTTCAAAAGCTTTTGCTTATCTGAAGACAGCAGCTTCCTAAAGTTGACTCAACCACTGGCTCCGGGAATACCGGGGCCAGAATTGAGTTAATTTTTCACATACTCATATGAAAATATTTGCAAAAGAATCGGTATCAATGAGAGACTCTGAAGGAAACATGCATATAATGAAGCGTGGTAATAAATACGATGTTCCCGCAGAGGTAGCTTATGGTGTCGGGTCCGCAGTTGAAATACTTGAAACTCCACAACCAGCCCCAGCAAATATCCCGGAAACAAAAGACATCCCAGAGCCCCCAAGGCATAAGATGATCAAAAAGCCCGGAAAAAGGAAATAACAAGTAGATCTCTATAATGAGACTATCCGTGAGAATCCAAACAAAGGGAACACGCGAAAGATGGACAGAGCTCCTTCTGGATCTTCTTGAACAGGAAATATACTCAAAGAAGCTTGATGTGAGTATACAAATAGTCACACATCCAAATCTGTGGCTGTCTTGCAAGCATGCGCTTGAATCTACTGACGAAGACGATACACATGTTCTTGTACTTCAAGACGATGTGCTACCTTGCCTTGATTTTGTAGAAGCTGCGCAAAATATTGCCAAATTATTGCCGAATGACCCAGTGACTTTCTTCTCTAACTCCGAAAGCATTGCACATGCTTTGAGAAATGGGTCAAATTGGGCGAAAATAACGGCATGGTTCATGGCCCAAAGCTATATGCTCCCTACCTCACTTGCGAAAGACATGATCCAGTGGATTGAGGAATACTGCAAACAAGATATGAAACACGATGATGATCGTATGGCTACTTTTATGTGGTATCACCAGAAGAAGGTGTATGCCACTGCTCCATGTCTGGTTGAGCATATTGGATGGAACGATACGACACTTCGTACCTATGATCCGAGCTTTGTATTTGAGCCAAGACTGCGCATGGCAAAGCAATATATAGGATTTGAGAAGTCTGCACTCAAAATGGACTGGGAGAGCACGATTGAGAAAGCTGTTCTTGATAATGAGGGGAGCAACTCTCAATTCTGCTCCAACCTCCGCAAGCCGTATGTATAAACAAACGAACGAAAAACTGCACAATGAGAATATATGTCATACATCGCATACACTGACTTGCAAACATTTTTGGAAGTAACCCTCACGACAGCTGAACAAAATGCAATGACTCCTGTCTTGTCTGCACTTGATGCAATAGTCGATGCTTATATAGGGAGATCATTTGTAGAAGGGCCTATAACCGAGTACTTTGATGGTAATACCCATATGTTTGTGCTTGCCAAGGGACCAGCAACAGCGATCTCATCTATTGAAATTGATGGTGAGGCGGTTGAATCTGACTATATCCACAACTATGGAAATTATGTGAAACTTGACTACAGAGCAACACCCGGACATCAGAATGTGAAAATTGTATACACGGTGAGCGGATCTGTACCGGCTGATATAAAGCATGCTCTTGTGAGATGGGCTTCTGAAATCTACAAGAACCATAAGGATGGTGGCAAATCTCCATCAAGGGTATCTATTGGGCCATTATCTGCTGATTTCACACAATCTGCTGACGCAAGCAAAATACCTGACTTTGTTCGGATGGTGCTTGATAATTACAAACTCATTTCTGTGATCTAATGTTCCCGATAACACATACAGCAAGCATTGCTCACCTGACAACTGCTGCGGGTGTGGATAAGCATGAGACATCTCCAAGCATTACAGGCTTACAGGTCACAATAGTGCCAGCAGGGCCCGAAATACTTGCGATTTACCCGGGCCAAATGAGCTATCAGATGTATTCAATGTATGTATACCAGAATGTGGACATAAGAAATGGCGACAAAGTGACATCGGGATCTGATTCATGGATAGTTCGTAATGCTCCGGCTCCATATAAGGCATGGGGCTATGAGGTCACAGAAGTTGTCCTTGAGAAAGTATGGGGGAGTTGATATGGCAAACTATTCAGTCACTATTGAAGGAGCTGATGAGCTTCTAGCTGCACTGAAGAAAAGTGAAGATGTTGTTCGAGATAAGGTAGGAAAAGCGGTGGTGAGGGCAGCACATCGAGTGCAAGAGGCTGTAGGTACAAAAGCCCCACACATCACTGGAGCATTGAAGGGATCAATCAATGTGCAAGGGCCAATTCACTCAAGGAACAATGTCGGAGCAAGTGTAGGTACAAACCTAAAATATGCTCGAGCTGTAGAGTTTGGGACCGGAATATATTCAGAAGATGAAGGTGCAACAAGACAACCAATACGACCAAGAAGAGCCAAAGTGCTCGCATGGCAAAAAGGCAAGAGATGGATATTTGCTCGACAAGTTGCTGGTATGAAGCCAAGAAGATACTTCAGGCAAGGTCTTGAAGCATCACAGGCTGAAGCAACGAAGCTTATTGCAGATGGTGTCGAAGAAGTTTTGAAAGTTTTTGCAAAATAATATGTCATACACATCAATCGGAACAGCTATCTATAACAAGATAAACGGTATCAAAGTATCTGCTGGTATTGCATCTCTATATCAACAGAATGAGAAAGCATTGACACAATATCCAGCAGTGACAATATCAGCGGGTGGTCATGAAAGTAGCTTTTCTGACACAGCAGCAAACATGCGGATATATACGTTTATGGTCCGTATTTTTGTACGTCTTGAATCAGATTCGACAGCTGAATCACAAATACGATCTATTGCTGATGCTGTGGTCACTGCTCTTGAAGGTGATACTACGCTTGGCGGTGCATGCGAGTGGACTGAT